GAGTTCGAATTTGACCACGCTCTTGGGCACGATTGGAAGCACTATTCATTAACTGCTTAACGAAGGGAACTTTAGCGTGGTATTGATCGAACAATTCTGCTGCTTTGTCTTTTGATACACCTAGTTCGGCCTGGAGTTTTGCTTTACCCATACCGTAGAATAATCCAAGGTTAATTACTTTGGCTTGTGATCTTGGAATCTTTGCCATGTCTGCTACGACCTGGTGAAAGTCCGTTGAGGTATCATTTTCATAATTATCTATTACATCATTTACAGACGGAAATTTGTGTAAAGCTGCATAATGCACTACCAACCTAGGTTCTTGCTGAGAATAGTCAAAACTACCCCATCTATGGCCCTTCTCGGGTATAAAAATAGACCTAATTAGAGGTCCAAGGTCCTTATTTCTGGCTGGAAGCTGCTGTAAATTAGGGTTCGAATAAGAGAATCGTCCTGTTACAGTTCCACCTTGATCGGATCTAATCTGGTTTATGTCAGCATGGATACGACCTTTATGTTCATGTTTTATTATGGTATCTATAAATGTAGTATGAGCCTTATTAACTTCCCTAGCTTGAGCAATCATTCTAACTACAGGGTGTTCATGATTAGAAATAAAATTTTTAGTAAAAGAAGGTGCCTGTGATTTCGCAGTTCTTTCATAAGTTAAACCAAGTTTATCAAAAACTTTGGCAACACTTCTTGCTGCCATTAATTGAACATCTACTCCTGTTTCTTTTTTTATTTGGTGGAGTAATGTTTCTTCTTGCAATGTTAATTGTTGCTTCAATTTATGAGCTCTTTCAACGTCCACTCTCACCCCAAGAAATCTCATATCTACCAGACAAGGGAATAAATCCGTCTCAAGTTCAAAAATAGATTCAACATCTTGATGTAATAATTCTTTTTTAAATATTTGCCAAAGTTCTAAAGTAAGCTCTGCATCTTTCTCTGCGTAAGATCCAACGTACATTGCTGGCAGTTGCCACATATCTGCTTTAGGATCTAATCCTCTAGACTTTGCTTCTTCATTTAATGCAGCTTCATTTTTACCATGACCTAAATAATCCCAAGATAAACTATTTAAATCAAATCGAAACCTATTCTCATCAATTAATGATGCTGCAATCATAGTGTCTACTATTTGTCCTTGAATTTTTAAACCCATAGATTTAATCCAACACACATCATACATTGCATTGTGAAATATTTTTATAGCGTCTGACTCACAAACATCTTTAAACCATTCTAAAGTTTTTTTACGATTCATGTTTGGCCCTGATCCGTGAGCAATTGGAAAATAAAATTTTCTACCTGGTACAGCAACAGCAATACCTACGACCTCTCCATTACCAATAATAGATCCACTACCTTTAGATTTTAAGTCTGGATCTCTTGTCTCTAAGTCAATTGCGATCTCGTCGTATTTTCTTAAATCCGGATATTCTTCTGGTTCATTCCATTCTGTCTGTGCTTCAAATAAAGGCACCTTCATTTTTTTACCTCATACACATATTTGTTTTGTATTGTTTTGGTCATCTTATCTTTGTTACTAAATGCATATAAAGCTGCATTGTAGTCATGAGGAAATATTTCCCATGCAATGTCTTTCTCTAATCCAAGATAAATTTCTAAATTAAATTTATTTTTAGCAAACTTAATTGTTTTTCTTACCGTTGATTTTTTTGGCATTACTTTTTCTTTTTCATGTCGTTAATTTTTAACATCTCTAACTGACAATAATGTACAATCTTTTTAAGATCTTCTATGCCTCCCTTTCTCTGATAACGACAAACGTACTTCACAACGTTGCCTTGAAAAAAAGATAAATCATTTTTAGAAATAAACTCATAAGGTTGAATAGGAAACTTTGTATAGTGATTCCCGCCTACCTGAGTGTATTGTGGAAATGATTCTTTAAATATATCTTCTGCTGTCATAGTAAATATCCCTTTCGTTCTATTTTTGCTCTCATTAAATATAAGTTTCTTTTTGCTCTCGTGCAACCTACATACCATACTCTATGCTCTTCGTCACGCTTTATTATACTTTTGGTAGTAGCTTCTCTTATCTTTTTAGCATTGTCCAATACTAAAATTACATTCTTACATTCACCACCTTTTGCAGCATGAATAGTAGATACTTTAATTCTTGCATCATCACTTAATCTTTCTTTATTTGACAACATTAGTCTTATATAAATTTTTTCTTCAGCAGATGCATTATCGAAACATTCAAACCATTTTAAATTATAATTATTTCTATCTTTTATAAGTTCTCTGTTTCCTAAATATTCTATTATATCTGCTCTGGCCGTATCAGTTATTGTTTCACCATTTAACCATTTATTGTGATTAACAATTGCTTTGTAAAGTTTAGTGTTGTAACTTTTTTGATGTCTGTTTTCATAGTACAAACCTTTTACTTTTAAAAGATCACATACTTCTTTTGCCCTGGATAAGGTTCTAGTTAGTATTAACCAGTTGTCCTGGTGAAGATCTACATTTTCTAAACTATTGATTTTACTACACAATCCCTCTTCATCTCTTGGTAAATAATTTTTAGTCGCTCTGAGTCCTGCGATTCTTGCAGTAATAATTTCTGATACGTCCTGCACTGCTTTTGGAATTCTTCTTGATCTTGACAATACTTTTTCTGTAGCAGGTTCTTGAATGAATCTATCTACATCTGCACCTGCCCAGCCATATATTGCTTGGTCATCATCCCCAGCTAAATAAATATTTTTTGATTTAGATTTTAATATGTCATAAAATTTCCATTGTATAGGTGATAGATCTTGGGCTTCATCAATAAAGACTACATCAAAGTTTGGAACTTTGTTTGGTTGTTGTACAATATCGTGAATCATATCCGTAAAATCTACTAAGTTGTTTATGTCTGGATGTTTGTAGTGATTGTAGTTTGCTTCAATGTGTTTTAACAAATCAGGTTTTACATTTGTTGAATGTTCACCAGTACAATATTCTTCCCATACCGGAATATCTTTTTCTTTTGCTTTTAAAATAATTTGAAAGTATTCATTATCGCAGGTTAAGTAAGGTGAGGCATCAGCATCTTTTTTAGCATTAACTCTTATACTTAATTGTTTTCCAAGGTCATTGTAGTGATAGTCTTGCATAACGTTTTCTTCTCTGAGTCCTAAACTATGAAAAGCTAAAGAGTGTAATGTTTGAAAATATCTAAGTTGTTTCTTTTTATATTCAGGATTTTTCTTGAGCATTCTGTCTCTTGCTTCATGAGCTGCCTTACGAGTAAATGCAAAGTAACCTATTTTATTTACAGGAGTACCAACTCTTATGTAGGCCATTGCTCTTCGAATTAATTTTTCTGTCTTCCCTGTACCTGGAGGGCCATATATCTTTGTAACTTTTGTCATTAAAGAATATCTTTTTTACTCTTCATAGGTAAGATCTCTATTTCATTTTCTTCTTTTGTAAAATTACTCATAGGGATTTTTACACATCTTACTGGATTGTTTGATTTCTTTTCAGTAGCTTTCTTAGGATATCTTTTACCGTGTCCTAATTCAGCTTTAAAAAAATCTATTAACATTTGTCCTGTCTTATCAATCTTAATTTTCCATTCCTTATTTTTTAAAAAATTATAAAAAGGATCATATACAAAATAAGCAAAACCATCTGTATCTATTAATGTACTACCACTTCTAAATGCAGCATCACTTACAGCTGGAACACCATAAACATAATCCTCTAAATGTTTATGTAATATTTCTTTTGGTGATGTACCTGGAGGAGCTTTTTGTATTTTCATTCCTTGCCAAAGGTTGTCTAAAATAGTTTGCATATCATTATCTTTTATTCGCGGCGGTGGAACAGGAGTATGTGCGCCTATCAAACGTCTTAATTTTTCTTGGTCCATCATATAATTAATATCTTTTGCAATTATTTGCTGCGTAGTCTCGCCTTCAACTTTATCATTATAGTGTACAGTAAATCTAAATTCTGGATCCGGTACATGAGTTATTTTAATTAATGCGGATAGTGTTGGAAACTTTTTAACTTTGTCTGATGCTACACCAAATTTTCTTTTTAAACATTCTGACTTGACACACATACTATTGATAGGTTCCTCTGAACAAGTATGACCTGCTGTATCTTTTTTATAAGCTTTAATTTTTTGTTTTACTTTTTCATCACCCCATATGTTATCATAGACAATATAATTTCTAGCACCCTCTAAAAGCTTTTCTTCCCAATTGTCAGGATATTTCTTTTTGGCAAACACCATATAGTTATAAATAAATCTATCTCTGTAATCATCCAATTTAGATTTTGATAATCTTTGT